CTTCACGCACTACGACAGGCGATACCAAGCGAAACCAGAGAACTTCCGCAAAGGAGTCGCTCGCAACAAGGCCCGCCGAATGATGAGCCGCAAACACGGCAAGGCTGCCCTCAAGGGCCGCGATGTGGATCATAGAGACGGCAACGCCACCAACAATTCCAAGAAGAACCTGCAGATCATTAGCAGGGCGAAGAATAGATCGAAGAAGTGATTTCTCACGAAAAGTGATTACTCCTACTAGCCCCCACCCTGTTAAGGACCGCACCGATAAAGCGGTATCCCTATAGGGTGGGAGCCTTTAAGAGCAATCATGGGCGGTAGTACCGCTGATGCTCACACGGGTCTGATCAACCCACACGAAAACCAACAACGGAAGACATGTCTCCCCATTAGGGCCTGCTGCGGCGGATAACCCTCTTGGAAGCGGTGTCGAGCGAGTTGGAAATCACCCAACCTCTTTCCCCACTTCTAAGGAACATCAAAATGGCAAATGCCACTGTTTCCCGCGTCGGTCAGGCGAACCTCGCCGGTGTTACCGATGCGCTCTTCCTCAAGGTCTTCTCGGGCGAAGTACTGACCTCGTACAACGCCAAGACCGTCATGAAGGACAAGACGCGGACCCGCTCGATCTCCTCGGGCAAGTCGGCTCAATTCCCGGCAATCGGTCGGACCACGGCTGAGTACCACACCCCCGGTGCTGAGATCGTCGGCATGACCATCGAACACGGCGAGAAGGTCATCACCATCGATGATCTGCTGATCTCGCATGCGTTCATCGCCAACATCGATGAGGCCAAGAACCACTACGAAGTCCGCAGCGAATACGCGATGCAACTCGGCGCGGCTCTGGCCCAGACCTACGACCGGAACCTGATCTCCATGGCCCTCAAGGCTGCCTCGGGTACGGAAGAGACCGGCGCCGTGGCCGACCAAGGTGACGCCCTGCGTGTCGCTCTGGGTGCCGCCCCGACGACCGCCGACATCATCGCCGGTATCTACGATGCCGCCCAGCGGTTCGATGAACTGTACATCCCGTCCGAGGACCGCTACGCGCTGGTGCCCCCGAGCGTCTACTACGACCTCGTCCAGAACGACAAGCTGCTCGACCGCGACTATTCGAACCCGAATGGTTCGTACGCGATGGGCATGGTCATGAACGTGGCTGGCTTCAAGATCGTCTCGACGCCGAACCTCGCGCTGAACCATCTGAACGCCGGTACCCCGGCTTACCCGGATACCGCCGCGAACAAGTACGGTATCAACGCGACGACCTCGAAGGCCCTGTGCATGCACAAGTCGGCCCTCGGCACCGTCAAGCTGATGGACATCGCGTCGGAAGCTGCCTACGACATCCGCCGTCAGGGTACCCTGATGGTCACCAAGATGGCCGTGGGTCATGGCGTCCTGCGCCCCGAGGCCCTCGTCCACCTGGATGGCGCGGTCTGATCTCCCCTCTAGTACCCCCTGCTTCGGCGGGGGGTATTTTTTCTTCTTAGATGGAGGCCCTCATGGCAATCCTACTGACCCCTACGACCGAACTTGAGGCGGTCAATGAGTGCCTCGCGAACATCGGTCAAACCCCTGTCGCTACCGTCTCCGGTGTCATCGGTGTGGACGCCCAGCAGGCCCTGCAGCTTGTCCGGTCGATCACCCGTGAGATTCAATCCGAAGGCTGGTACTGGAACACCGAGGTCAAGTATCCCCTCAACCGGGATGCCGCTGGTAACATCTTCATCCCCAGCTACTGCCTCTCGGTGGACCCCGATGGTGACTACCGGGACCGTGACTACGTAGCTCGTGGGAACCGGCTCTATGACCGGACGAACCACACCTACGTCTTCACCGAGAACATCACCGTGACGATGACACTCGGGCTCCCCTTCGATGAGCTACCCGAGAGCGCCCGCCGGTACATCGCCCTCCGCGCTGCTCGTATCTTCCAGAACCGCACCGAGGGCTCCAATGACCCCGAGGATCAACAGGAGGAAGACCGGGCATACGCGATGCTTCGTGCAGATGATCTCCGCGTGGCTGACAACAACATGCTCGCGGACAACTGGGAGACCATCGATCTCCTTCGCCGCTACGTCTACTAACCTTGGAGACACCCCATGACCCTCGTGGCACAGACTATCCCAAATCTCGTCTCCGGGGTGTCCCAACAGCCTTCCCCCTCCCGCCTGCCTACCAGTGGCGCGGAGATGATCAACGCATTCCCCAGCGTGGTCTCTGGGCTGATGAAGAGGGCACCCACGGAGTTCGTGGCTGAACTATCCTCCACCATCACCGTCCCTGACACCGCTGCCGTCCATGTGATCGACCGCGACCTGACCGAGAAGTACATCCTCGTGGTGGGCGCCGGGGACCTTGAGCTATACAGCGAGGCTGGGGTTAAGCAAACCGTGACGTTCCCCGATGGCAAGGCCTACCTCCCTACCACAGATGTGTGGAAGAAGATGAGGTTCGTCACCGTCGCGGATACCACCTTCTGCCTCAACACCGAGAAGACCGTGGCTGCTGAGAGCCTCACGGACAGCCGAACGGACCCCAAGACCCTTGCGACCGTCTTCGTAAAACAGGCAATCCCCTCGGTCACCTACGCGGTCTACATCAACGGCTCCCTCGAAGCATCCTTCGGGACCAGCGACAACACCACGGCAGGAACGGCCCTCGAAGGCACCGCCGATATCGCTGCGGAACTCGCGGCTGACTTCGTGTCCAATGGCTTCTCCGTGCTCCGCAGGGGCCCCGTGATCTCCATCGTGGTTACCTCTGGTGACGAGATCAGGGTCAACGATGAGTTCGGTGGGAACGCCATGGAGGTCTACACCGAGACCGTCCAGAGCTTTGACCGCCTGCCACCCCTTGAGCGGGACAACCGCGTGGTCAAAATCCAAGACTTCGAGAACCGGGATAACCCCTACTGGGTCCAGTATAACGAAGAGACCAACTCGTGGCAGGAGACCTACGGCTACGATGATCGCGAGCGCCTCGATGCCTCGACGATGCCCCATGTCCTCGTGAAGACCGGGGCGAACACCTTCGAGTTCCGTGAGAACACTTGGGAAGAACGGTCGGCAGGCGATGCCACCACCAATCCCAGCCCGTCCTACGTGGGCACCACGATCAACGGCATGTTCCTCTTCAAGGGCCGCTTGGGTCTCTTGGGTGGTGAGAACATGGTCCTCAGCAAGGTAGGGAACTTCGAGCAGCAGTATCGCACCACGGTCCTGCAAATCTTGGCCGAAGATGTAATCGATGTCGCCTCGGTCACTGGCCGGGTGAACACCCTGTATCACGCCGTGGCCTTCGCGGATGAACTCTTGCTCCTCTCGGACAAGCAGCAGTTCCGGGTGAACTCCGGGGATGTCTTCGCGGCTGACACCGTGGGCATCACCCCGTCCACCTCGTATCCCGCGAGCCCCTACGTGTCCCCCGTGAACGTCGGGAACTCCGCCTACTTCGTGGGCAACGGTCCTACCCACACGGTGGCCCGTGAAATCTACATCGACGTGAACCGCTAGACCATCAAGGCTGACGACATCGCGGTGCAGGTTCCCACCTACATCCCCTTGGACATCAGGGCCATCGCCGGGTCCTCAAGTGCCTCTGCGTTCCTCGCGGTGGCCGAGAGTGAACCCAACGTGATCTACGTCCACAAGTGGTATGAGATCAACGATGACAAGGTGCAGTCCGCGTGGTGCAAGTGGGTCTTCGATGAGAACGTGACCATCGTGGGCATGGGCTTCTTGGAGGAGGTTCTCTACCTCGTCTACAAGGTCGGCTCCGATGTCCGTATCGACAAGATGCTCGTCGGCCCCACCATCGACAAGGACCTCCTGCTGGATCATCAGTTCACCGAGGCAGATTGCACAGTGTCCTACAGCGCGGGCACCGGTCTGACCACCATCGATATCCCCTACGGCACCGCCTCGACCGTCGAGTTCTACCGGACGGACGATGGAACCTTCTCGAAGATCACGGCAACCCGATCCGATGAGGACACCTACACCGTCGAGGGTGACATCACGTCCTACGAGTTCACCGGGGGGCTCAACTACGAGTTCCTCTACGAGTTCTCCACCCAGTATATCCGCGAGGAAACTCAGGGTGGCGAGAGCACGATCCAAGATGGTCGCCTGCAACTCCACTACATGTCCCTGATCTACCAAGGCACCTCCTACTTCACCGTGGAGGTCACCCCGAAGAGCAACACCACGAACACCTACACGTTCTCGGGGCGCATCTTGGGAGACGAGGACGCAACCGCCGACGGCATCCCCTCGGACACCGGAGAATTCAAGTTCCCGGTCTTCGCGGAGAACACCGCCGTCACGATCCAACTCAAGAACGACAAGCCCTACAAGTGCTCCTTCGGGAGCGTCGAGTGGCTTGCAAGGTTCCGCCAGAAAGCGAAGAGGTTCTAGCGATGAAAGGCTACGTCAGAGAAGCACAATACTGCGATATCCCCCTGCTCGTAGCCGACCTTCGTCCCTCCGATCTGGCAGAGATCAAGGCTGCCTCGCG